GTGGTTCGCTTTCGGCGCACGAACTCGCCTCATGTCAGAGGGCCGCGTAGCCATCGTCCACACCCGCTGGCATCAATCAGACCTCATCGGCAAGCTAATCACCGACGGTGCCAACAACCCGAAGGCAGATCAGTACGAGGTGTTCGAGTTTCCGGCCGTTTTGACATTACCGGGCCCGCCTGGGCCTGATGGCGAAGATACAGAACCCGTCGAAAAAGCCCTCTGGCCTGAGAAATTTGACCTCGACGCGCTCGAACGCACCAAAGCGTCCATGCCGGTGTTCCAGTGGAACGCCCAGTACATGCAGAACCCTACGGGGGAGCAGGGTGCCATAATACAGCGCGATTGGTGGAGGCCGTGGACGAAGGACGATCCGCCGAAGTGCGACTTTGTTATCATGACGCTGGACGCAGCGGCTGAAAAAACCAATCGTTCTGACTATACCGCCTTACTAACCTTCGGCGTTTTTTCGGACGACAACTTCACCAACGGCGAACCGCACATCATCCTCCTGAATGCAATTAACATCCGCGTCGAGTTCCCGGAATTGAAGGATCTTGCAATCCGCGAGTACCGGGAGTGGGAGCCGGAAGCGTTCATCGTCGAAAAGAAGTCCAGCGGCACGCCGCTGTATCAGGAGCTACGCCGCCTCGGTATACCGGTGCAAGAGTTCACGCCACATCGTGGCACCGGCGACAAGGTCGCCCGCCTCAGTGCCGTCGCGGACATAATTCGTAGCGGAATGGTCTGGTACCCGGAAGGGCGGCGGTGGGCTGAGGAGGCCATTGAGCAGTGCGTAGCATTCCCCTACGGGTCCCATGACGACATGGTTGACTGCGTATCAATGGCCTTGGCACGATTCCGACAAGGTGGCCTCATAGGCCTACCAACCGATTTCCGCGATCCTGAGTACCTCAATGCCCCCCGCCGTGCGGCGTATTACTAACCCCACCATGACACAATTCTCCGGTTCCAACCAACTCATCGACCGTCTTGCATGGCAGTTGAAGAACTCAGGTATGGGCGGCGACGTTCGCCAAGCCGCGCTGGACATTCTCAAGTCCCGTGGGCACGTGGATGAGAAGGGAAACCTTACCGAAGCGGGTCGCGCCCGTGACGCCATGACGGCGGAAGAGCGGGCCCTGGACCGTGCCAAGAAAGCAGGCCGCACCGGTCCGCTGAAGTATCATCCGCAGACCAACCGCGTCACGCGGCGCTAGGAAGCACTCATGGCAACGAATTTCGACCGGACTCTTTCCCCCGCGCCGTTGGGGCTCGGGCCCACCCCCGTGCTGGGTCCCGACACAGGACCCGACGCGGAACCCGTCATCGAAATTGAAATCGAGAACCCTGAAGGGGTGACGGTCGGAATTGACGGGGTCGAGATCGACCTGATGCCAGAGCCCGACGAAGTCGAGTTTGACGCGAACCTCGCTGAAGTCCTCGATGAAGGCACGCTGTCTGAAATTGCCGGAGAACTCCTCGGGGACTACGACAACGACCTGAACGGACGCAAGGACTGGGAAGAGGCCTACGCCGAGGGTCTAAAGTTGTTGGGCCTCAAAATTGAGGAGCGCACCGAGCCTTGGTCGGGTGCCTGCGGCGTGTTCAGCCCCGTGCTGACCGAAGCGGTGGTACGGTTCCAAAGCGAAGCCATCACCGAGTTGTTTCCTGCCTCGGGCCCGGTGAAGACCAACATCATCGGCAAACGCAGCCGTGAGAAAGAGGACGCTGCGCAGCGGGTGCAGGCGGACATGAACTACCAGTTGACCGAGGTCATGGTGGAGTACCGCCCGGAGCACGAGAAGATGCTCTGGAACCTGCCCATCGCCGGGTCTGCGTTCAAGAAGGTCTACTTCGACCCGAGCATGGACCGGCAGGTCTCGACCTTTGTGCCTGCTGAGGATGTCATCCTCCCCTACGGCACCTCGGAGATCACCTCGTGCCCACGCATCACCCACAGGATGCGCAAGACCAAGAACGAGATCGTCCGGCTCCAGAACGCAGGGTTCTACCGGGACGTGGATATCGGAGAGCCCAACCGCAACGTCGATGAGATCCAGAAGCGCAAGGATGAGGAGACGGGGTTCAGCGCCACGCACGACGACCGGTACCTGCTGCTGGAGATCCACGTCGAGATGGACGTGCCCGGCTATGAGCACAAGGACGAGGACGGTGAGTCCACGGGCATCATGCTGCCCTACGTGGTGACGGTCATCAAGGACACCCAGACGGTGCTGTCTGTGCGGCGGAACTGGTTGGAGGACGACGCCACCCACCGCCCGCGCCAGCACTTCGTGCACTACCAGTACGTGCCGGGGTTCGGGGCTTATGGGTTCGGGCTGATCCACCTCATCGGTGGCGCGGCCAAGAGCGCGACGTCCCTGACCCGGCAACTCGTTGACGCGGGCACACTGGCGAACCTGCCGGGCGGCTTGAAGAGCCGAGGCTTGCGGATCAAGGGCGACGACACGCCCATCGCGCCGGGGGAGTTCAGGGACGTCGACGTGCCCTCAGGCACGGTGCGCGACAACATCATGCCCCTGCCCTACAAGGAGCCGTCCCAGACGCTCCTGACGCTGCTGGAGAAGATCGGCGAGGAGGCTCGACGGTTCGCCGCCACGGCGGACATGAAGGTCTCGGACATGAGCGCCCAGGCACCGGTGGGCACGACGCTGGCGCTGCTGGAGCGCCAGTTGAAGATCATGTCGGCAGTGCAGGCTCGCATGCACTACAGCATGAAGCAGGAGTTGAAGCTCCTGAAGGCCATCATCCGCGACCACACACCAGACAGCTACACCTACGAGCCCGACGCCGAGACCCCGGCGGGGCCACGCGCCAAGCGTGGGGACTACGCCCTCGTCGAAGTCATCCCGGTGTCGGATCCCAACGCGGCCACGATGAGCCAGCGGGTGGTGCAGTACCAAGCCGCGCTCCAGTTGTCCACCCAGGCCCCGCAGATCTACAACCTGCCCAGACTGCACCGGCAGATGCTGGAGGTGCTGGGGATCAAGCATGCCGACAAGATCGTCGAGCTACCCGAGGACAAGCGGCCAGAAGACCCCGTCACCGAGAACATGAACGTGCTGCGAGCCAAGCCGATCAAGGCGTTCGCGTACCAAGACCACGAGGCGCACATCGCGGTGCACCAAGCGTTCATGCAGGACCCGAAGATCATGGCATCCATCGGCCAGAACCCGATGGCCCAGCAGATGATGGGTGCACTCATGGCGCACATCGCCGAGCACACTGGGTTCGCATACCGGGCTCAGGTTGAGAAGTCCTTGGGCGTGCCGCTTCCGGCGTTGGACGAGAACGAGACCGCGCCGATCCACGCCGATGACGAGAAGATCCTGGCCCCGCTGCTGGCCGCAGCGGCTCAACGCACCATGACGCTGAACCAAGCCATGGCAGCGCAGCAGATGGCCCAGCAACAGGCTCAGAACCCCGAGCTTCAGCTTGCACAGGCCGAGCTTCAACTCAAGGAGCGGGACAGCCAGCGCAAGGCCCAGAACGACCAGATGGACTTCCAAGTGGCTACAGAGCGCCTGAAGCTTGACCGCGAGCGCCTCGCCCTGGAAAACCAGTCCAAGAACGCCGACCGCGTCGTCAAGGTGGCGCAGACGATGAGGCCCACGCCGCGCCCGACCCCGGGCCCCCGGAGATAAGCCATGGAAACCGACGCCCTGAAACTCGTCCGCGCCAAACTGCGCGAACGCATGAACGCCCTCGCTGATGACGTTGCCACGGGCGCTGCCCGTGACTTCGCGGAGTACCGCAACCTGTGCGGTGTGATCCACGGCCTCGCCCTCGCTGAACGCGAGGTGCTCGACCTGCTGGACATCGCTGAGCGAGAAGACCGGTAACCCCCACGCCGTGGCCCGCCGGGCAAGCCACGGTGCCCATCCCGCCCGCGAAAGAAGACCATGACTGACGACATCAATGACATTCCTGACGCTGAAAAAGCCCGCCAACTGCCGGAGCCATCCGGGTACAAGCTCCTGTGCGCACTACCCGAAGTAGAGGACAAGTTCGAGAGTGGCATCCTGAAGGCCGACGCAACCGTGAAGGTCGAGGAGCACAGCACCACGGTGTTGTTCGTTGTCAAACTGGGCCCACAAGCCTACGCTGATATGGACAAGTTCCCCAGCGGTCCTTGGTGCGAGCAGGGTGATTTCGTTATCACTCGCGCCTACTCCGGCACTCGGTTCAAGATCCACGGGCGTGAATTCCGTCTGATTAACGACGATCAGGTGGAAGCTGTGGTTGAA